GCCGTAGGAAACTATGCGGTAGTTAGTGAGCTTAGAGGCTAAGTTGGAAGGGTTGATGTAAACCATGCCACTAGCAACCGTGCGATTGGACAGAATCCAATTATCACCACCTGAGATGTTGTTCTGAGTCGACATCACAGGGATGAGCAGGTTGGGCACGACGATGAAATCACCAACTCCACCCGCGTTTGCCACGAAGGTGAATTCACGCTTAAACGTCATAGGCGTGGTGTTGGTTGAGTATTGGTCGGGTACTCGGGCACCCTCTGCTAGCTCAGAGAATGGTGATTTCAATGCGATTTCATAAGACCGGGATTGCTCAGTTCTCTTGAAGCGTCTGAGCTGGACGCGTGGGCGCGAAACATTCTTCTTGGACCGCTTGGCGCGTGCGGTGTTCTTTCTCGGGGACTGGGTTTTCTTAATCATGGTTGTGGGGCGTAAACGTGTTGTTTAACGTGACCCCAAGGCCAGTGGGGTCAATGACAAGGTACTTACTCGTGTCTTGGATAAATTCGTCTTGACAGAAGGGAATTGGAACCTTCATTACTACACGAGGGATAGCCTCAAGGTCGGCGAACGCCGACTCGTGGTACCTCTCAATCAACAGTTGTTCATCGGGTGAAAGCCCAGTATGTTCGTAGAATGCCAGCCTATCCTCGTAGCTGGGGGGAAGATGGAGAGAGTCTTCCCCTAGGGCCAAGCGCCGCTTCAGTTCCTTATCTGGGCGGCAGTTGATCCCTGCAGTTGCGGTCAACAGGACCTTGCACAATGGTCCTATGATCGGTGTGTGCGAATCAGTGTTGTAGTACGCCATGGCCTTGCTACGCAACAACTCCTTCCTTTGAAGAGCTGAGGTAGTGATGACCGTCGTCACGCCAAATTTAGGCATGGTTCTGGCGTATTCGCAACTAGACTTGACCGCACCGTCAATGTCGTAGTTGCAGCGGCCACAGAACTTGGTTTTCTCAAGGCCGTCTGTGACAACAGCCTTGATGTCGAAACCCAAAGCCTCCGCCCAGTGGAGAAGGCTGGTCTCGAACATCTCCCGGTCCCCGGAAATGAACGCCAATGCGTCATCCCCCTCGTGGACCGAGTACCAATTGTCAAGGCGCCGCCAAGCAGCCCAATGAACAAACCTATTGAGAATGGCATTCCCGATAGACGTGTTAGGGTCGCCGGAGCAGCGTCGACCTGTGGTGGCATAGTGCACTCCCTTCATGTGATGTCCCTCGGTATCCAATTGGACCTTCAAGCATTCAAGAGCAAACTCATCCATGTCAGGAAACATGGCCTTGTACACTCTGTGTTCTTGTTCCAAGAGGATGCGGCTCACGGTAGCGTCAAACCTCGAGAAATCGCACTCGATGAATACGTTGGGGTTGATGGCTTGATACGCCTTAGTGAGCTTAACGTTACGTTGGGTGAGGGTAAGGTGTTTTACGAGCCAGGGGAGGTGGCTCAACTGGGCTTCTGCCGCAGCAATGTAACGGCCTAACGCGGCCTGGAA